AGACGGAAACTATATCGCCTCCGGAGAATTATGATGGTTACGTTCCGATCACAAGTAAAATTTGGGACATACCAGAACAAACAGGCCAACAGGGGGGTCGGGTGTTATGGAACCACCAAAGCAAACGGTTCACACCATACCCATTCATTGTTTCTACTGACAATATGAATATCACCAACAGCACGATTACGACGTCGTCGTTCAGCGGCACCGCCACACTATCGTCGTCTTCTACCGTGGTTGTGAGTAGCCCGTCTTTGACAAGTATAGCAAATTATGGGCTGATTATAGATCGGCAAAACAGCCAAAACATAGCAGACGTAATATGGGACAGTGCAATCACGATTACTTTGGCCGACAATGTAACAATATACTGCGTAGATGCCACTTCGGACACAGCGATTACGATTGATGCGTCTGGTGTGAATATTGGCCCTGGTGACGCCAAGACCTTTGAAATACACATTGCTTGTGGTGCAACATTGCCAGTTATTACTTGGACGGGCATTGACAACTGGCTAGTTGATTGCGAAACCACGCCTATTGAAACCAATGCAACCAGTATTTTTGCTATACGTGTCCAACAACGCCCGTCAGAACTCGCGCCACGTGTGGTCGGGAACTACGGGGGTGCCTACTAATGCCAAGAATAGCCACCAACCCTTTAATGTATATTGACCTTTGGGGTGAAGATAAGTTTTACACAACACCAGGAACATACACTATGAAAATGCCGAAAGGCATATATGAAGTAGTGGTTCGTGGTGCCGGGGGCGCTGGTGGATCTAGTTCAAACGTAAGTGGGGGTGCAGGCGGTAAAGGTCTTTTGCTGCGCACTTTTTTCACAATTCAAAACACTGTAATAGGCACGGCGACTGTTGGTTCACAAGGTTTGACAAGAGCAAATGGCGGAAACGGGGGCGAGCAAGGCGACGGCACTGATGCGCCACAAAACCCTGGTCCTGGTGGTGGAGGCGGCCACGGCTCAATGCTTATTGCTGACGGAACGGTTTATGGCGCTAATGGTGGCGGAGGCGGCGGTGGCGCTGGTGGTTCCGATACTAATAATTCCCGTTATTCAGACGGTGGTTCTGGTGGCGGAGGTGGCGGTTATTATCGCTTAAATGCAGACGGCACAGAAACGGACGTGCCCGGACAAAAGGGCGGTAAGGGTGCGGTTATAACAAGTTAAAGAGAAGAAAGATGGCAACGTATGCTGGGACACCAGGTGTCCAAGGAAACATTACAGATTTTCCAACCATTACTTCGGGTGCTGGCGCATCTGGTAATGGCGCTGGTGGCTATGATGGCGCGTCTGGTGGTGGCGCATCTGGCGGTGGCGGCGGCCGTGGAACCGGCAACGATTCTAGTTCTCGCGGAGGTGGTGGCGGCGGTGGTGCCAGCGGTTGTCTTGATGCTGGTGGCGGCGCAGGCGGCACTGGTAAAAACACCGGTGGCGCAGGTTATCACCATCATACAACGCCGACCGATACGACATACGAAAACGCGCTGTATGGTATTACTGGAAACTATGGAACTGGTGGCACACCTGACGCCAACGGAACAGATGGTTTTGTGGCCGTTAGGCGCATTGGAAAAGTTCAACCAATAGACGAAACGCTTGATTGTGGTAATGTAAAAACAAGCACCGTAGAGATAGAATGGACCCAAGAACAACCGGGAACAACTGCTTTTGATACAATTTCTGATTATTTTGGTGTGACAGACGGCACGAACTGGTGGTTTTTCTCTCATTCTGGGTATGTTACAACAACCACAGATCTTGAAACATTTACACCAAAAGTTTCTTCAAACATAACCCCAGAATCAGTTGTTCTTGTTGGGAATAAGTTTGTGTCAATAGATTTGAACGGTATAGTAAAAACAGCAGATAAAACCGACCCAACAACTTGGACACAAGTTGCAGATTTGTCGTCAATATATTCAGGTTGGAACGGTTTGTGTGTTGGTAACAATGAGATTATTGCTTATAGTTCCGGAACAAAACTGGCTAAAACAACAGATTTGACGAATTTTGCTACCTGGAACGAAGTTACGTATAGTGGTTATTATGCTGGGGCTACTGACAACGGAATGTGCTGGAATGGCTCGCAATACCTTGCCTTATCTTCTTTTTCATACGCGATGGTATGTTCTTCCCCAGACGGTGTAAATTGGACGTATTTAGGCAGAGTGAATACGATATTATCTGCGTCCCCACGTCTGCTTGGGTGGTCCTGTGGAAGATATGTGCAAATTTCTAATTCTGGCAAAGTGTATGAATCAGAAGACGGAATAAATTGGACGTTAAACGACGAAGACGTGCCATTTAGTTCTTGTCGTGCTGGTGGGTTTAGTGCTGATGGAACCAAAATCGTAGTCGTTTCTGCTTATGGTGGGGTAATAGCCATTGCTGACAACACTATTATTGTTGACCCGTTAGAAGAAATTATAGATTGTGGGGCGATAGATTCAACTGTTGCAGACACAATAAATTGTGGGCCTATAATGTAAAGGAAGACAAAATGGAAAAGAAACGTCAAAAATGTGAAGTGTTTAGCAGATCAATGGGCTTTATACGCCCGATAGAGAACTTTAACATTGGGAAACGGTCCGAGTTTGAAGAACGCAAAACGTTCAAAGAGAGCATAATTTCAAAAGCCATAAACAAACTTCTAAAAAAGGAGGACGCTATGCCTTGCGGAAAGAAAAAGAAAAAATAATGCCAAAAGGGGCAGTTTTGCCCCTTGATTTGTTTATTATATAGTAAGAGGTATTCTAATGTTGCAACGAGTTAAAGAAGTTCAAGAATCAGATTTGCGTATGAACGGTGCCTTGGCACGTAATATACAGCGTGTTTTGGCGGTCACACAGGCACAAATAGATGCGGCTGCGGCCCAAGGAAAAGGTTGGCTTGTAAAGCGTGTCGTCAAGGTCAATGACCCGCTAGACAATCTGCGTGGCGGGACCCAACTCGTTATCAAACAAAATTCTATTTTGCCAGGCCAAAATGTGATGCGTGTGTTGTATAGCGGCGGTCAAGCCGTGGTGGTCGGGCCTGGAACCAGCCCCTTGTCTTTGCCTGGTGCTATGGCAGATGATATTCTTTCTTTGACTGCCTTTGGTGGCACTATTCAAGGTGTGCCGCAAGAGTATCAACAATTAGAATCTTTGACAACAGACAGCAATTCTTATTTTAATATAGATTATGCAATTAAAACAATTGATATTAGTATTACGGTTGATGCAGCACCTGGAGCAACAAGCACAGGGCCGAATATGATATGGGGTCATATGGGGAGTTCAGGAAACCTGCCACGCTGGGGAATAGGGTCTTATCAAAATCATTGGTTGTATGGTGCAAACGCAACAAGTTCGTCTGGGACAGCCGACAATAATCGTCATACTTTAACAACAAGAGTGTATTATAACGAAAACAACACGGCTGTATATGACGCTGTTATAGACGGAACCGCCGTGACAGCACAAGCGTTGTCTAATGTTGAACTATGGACTGGAAACACTCTTTCGGTGTTTGTCGGTGCTCGCAATAATAATGGCACAGCAGGAAACTTTAACCCGTCAACAATCTATAATTTTAAGATTGAAAAAGCAGGTGTGACAGTTGTAAATTTAGTGCCTGTAAAACGCATATCTGACAACGAGATAGGTTTTTACGATACAGTTCGTGGTCTTTTCTTTGCTAATCTGGGAAGTGGAACTGTGACTGCTGGCAATTCTGTTGTGCCCACCCCAGCAGCACCAATGGACATTGTGTGCAACAACGGGGTGTTGAAATACCGTGATACAGAACTTCCTGTTGGGTATCGGCGTATTCTTGGTGTGACAATGAATAATAATTGTTATTACGAAATCACAGGGTTCAAAATGAATGGGTCTGACACGCTACGGTTTTCGTTCACAAGAACGGGGGCTAACGCGTGTAATGTTCTTGGTGCTTATGACGGAACTTCTGCCCAGACAAATTATTCATTGTATGCTGCGTCCAGCAATTCGTCTTATTTGAGATATAACGGCGGAACTTATAACAGTTATGCTGTTGCAGACAAAAAATATGATGTAGTGCTAACTCCAACTGGTTCAGACGGTATGGAAACCGATTCTACTTGGACAGCCAAGACATTTACTTCAACCACGAATCTTTGTGTTGGCACAACCTCACCGTCTGCAACTTCTTCCAAGATGGTTGGTGACATACACGGGTCAGTTGTGGTTGATAATCGTTTGGAGTTGATACCGTGTGAACGCGTCAGTGATAGCGAAATTGGTTATTATGACCCCAACACTGACACATTCTATGAACCAATCGGCACAACACCAATATCTTTGGGTTATGACTATTCACATTATGCAGTTGTTGCAGACGGCCCGATTGAAACCATCGCAATTAAAGACGACCAGAACGCAACGGTCAGCACCGCAACCTGTGAAGATTTGTTATCTATCGGCGATTACACTGACGAACAAGAAGTTGTTAGTGGCGAAATAACAAGAAAAGTTGGAATAAAGGTGTTTGATGGAACAGAAAGTTGGTCCAGAGCATCAAATCAAGACGGTTCGGCGAACTATGTGTTTTACACACAGTTAAACGATAAAAAGATTGGGAACGCCCAGCCAATGCTTTGCACACATTATGCGTATATGGGTTCTGCGTCTTATGTGACATTGACTACGGGAAAGTTTTTAAGCAATTCTGCGAACACTTCTGTTTATTTTGATGGTGGGTCTATAACAACAGCGACAAACTGGAAAAACTGGCTTGCTGCACAATACGCAAACGGCACGCCTGTTATTGTGATATACCCGTTGGCGACAGAAACAACCGAAAGTGTCGCAGGTCAGCCGATGCAAACCGCTGCTGGTGACAATACTGCCGAAATCACGCAGGCAGGTATGGCAGGTTTGGAACTTGAAGTGGAATACTTAAAGGACGAATAATATGGCAAAACAATTACAACTTCGCAGAGGAACAACGGTTCAGAACGATGCGTTCACTGGCGCTCTCGGTGAACTGACGATGGACACGGACAAAAACCAACTGCGCATTCACGACGGGGCAACACAAGGTGGGGTCGGAATAATAGATCCGATCGTAAGTTATATGCTGCCAAACACTGGAAATAACTATATGTGGTATAGAAAGTATGCGTCTGGTTGGTGTGAGTTTGGGTTCCGAGCGACGTGGAATGGTTCTTGGACGACGTTTAATTTGCCGTTGACGATGGCAGACGCTAACTATACTTGCACCGCAGGTGGGTATAGGACTGACAGTTCGCCATATCAACAAATGACCTGTTTCAAAAATTACACGACCACAACAGTTGATATATGGTCTTCTGACGATACTAGTTCAAATGCGGCAGAAGTTCGTGTATATGGGTGCGGTATGGCAGCATAAAGGGAGAAAAAAATGGAACAGTATCTATCGGAAATTGTTACAGCGCTGGTTTCAATCGGGGTATCGTATGGCGCGATGCGGACAGAGATCCATAATATGAAACAGAAAATTGAGCGCTACGATGCCGATCACGATTTGCTTGTTGAACTGAATACCAAAATTGATATGATTCTAAAAAACCAAAGGAGTAAAAAATGACGTGGTTATTAGAACACTGGGAAACAATCTTTGCTACGTGGGGCGTTCTTGTTGCGTTCTGCACCGCGATTGTAAAATTGACCCCAACACAGAAAGACGACACGTTTTTAGCCAAGGTGGTTAAATGGGCTGACGTTTTTTCGGTTGTCTTTACAAAAGAAGACGCAAAGGTTATTGCAGATGCGTTGAAGAAGAAAAAATAGTGGGAAAAGCATCAAAAACATATCTTTATACATACAGCACTGGTGGGTTTTATCAATTTAAGATATACCGCATAGAAGACGCGGCCCACCAGGTTTATTATGTCGGATCCCCGGTGGGTCACGGTGGCACCAAACTCGCCGATACTATTGAAGAGTTACTTCCTCAACTTGATGCCGAAGTGCCTATTCTGAATGACTTTTTGAGCAAGGTGCGATAACGCATTTTTTTAGGTCCACAGGGGCCATTCTGTATTTTGGCTGCAAATACCAAGCACGACCATCTAACGCCTGCCACGGGGTAAATTCTGTGCCAATTTTGCGCAATTCTTCCACAAGGCCACGCGCCCGTTCTTCTGTTTCAACTTGACGCATAAAATGGATCGCGATTCTTGGTTGTGGGTTATTTTTGATCCAGATGGTCCATTCAACGCCCCAAAAGGCATTACGACGGCGGCCATCAAAGACGATTTCTGGGTGGTAACAGTAAAACGGTTTTATGATTTTGTATTTTCTGGTTGGTTCTTTTGGCATTTTTCTTCCTTTCCTTTAAGAAATTCCCTTGATTTGGCGACTATGTATTTCGCCATATCTTCCCTATTTTTGCAGAACCTAACGCGCACCTGGTAATGATACGCATAGGCCAGCAAACTTTGTATGATCGTATCAAACTTGTATTCCCAGCCGTGACGCTCGCAATACCTATAAACCGTTCCGGCCGTATGCTCTACAAGAATGTATTTCACTTCAAACCCTTGCATACGGTCCATTTCCCGCAAAAAGCGTTCGTGGCCGCCGATGAGAGTTCCCACCAAGTCGGGCACAGATTTTCGTTCAAAACAGATTTCGTCTTCGTGACCCGCCAAGGAATAGTCCCCAGTTTTGAGGCCTTGGCGGACCACTTCAACGCCACGAATGTCGCCCAGGTTCAAGGGGTTCTGTTCACGGGAATCTTCTATGATGGTCAAGGACAAGGTCATTTTTCTTCCTTATCTTTGATTTTTTCAAGGGCTTTGTCAATTTCTGTTTCCCAATTCACACAACCGCCTTTGATACATTTGTTCACATATTTCAACACATCAACAGCAATATCAAGTTTCTTCTTGGTATCTATCAAACCTTGCCATAAATCTTCTGACCCATAAAAGTTCCCTTTCCAACTAACACATTTTTCATTAGAACACATTATGTCATTTATGTTTTTACGATTTAATTTGTGTCCACAGAACGGACATTTTAATTCTGTCATTTACTTCCCCTTTGGGCTAGTAATTGCTTTGCCAAAGCGATAATTTCGCCGTGAGATTCGCGTTCGTATGTTTTGTCCTTATACCAGAACAAGAACTTTTCTTTGCCTGTTTTGGTGTTGAACTCACGCCAAATGTCAATAATTTCGTATGATTGGTAAAAATCAAGTTTGTTGCTCATTGTTGCCTCCGTTTCCTTATTGATTCAACTATATAATCAAGACGCTGCATCGTATCAACTGCAATGTCTTCCGCCCTTTCTGCGATTTCTCGTGTGCCGCGATCTTCTACTTCTGCCCGGACTTGCAGCAACATACGCCCGTTCATATCGCAACCACGCCACCGTGCCCACGCTTTCGCTGCCCTGCGGCCCTCAACCCATTTCTGCAACAATTCGGGCGATATTGGCTTGTGTGCCTCTTCATACTGCTTGTGGCGTTCCAGGACCATATCGTAATACTCTTTTTTGGTTTTGGGACCATACATATTGCCTTTGCAATAACCAGCGTATGCGTCACGCCAATCGTCTTTGGACCATTCAGTCGGTGGCAGGTTTATGAGGTTTAGATTCATTTTTAGGTCCTATAATTTCGGTTAGTTTGCGATAGTATTTATCACAGCCAGCGGACACAACAGGGTCGGCATCTGGGTCGTTTCGTGCAATAGCGAGTTGCAGTGCTGCCGAACGCCGCAAATCACGAAATTCAACTTCAAGGTCTTGTTGAATGTCGCCAACAAGTTTTGCGTATGCACGCCTGCGGTCTTTCAACTGCTTGATATACTTTCTGCGTTTCTTAAAAAAATCTGCGTCTTGTTTCATTTTGTCCCCCAGGGGTGGGCCGTGTTAGTATGCTCATTACTATTTTACTGTCTGGGCGATGGTCTTTCAACCAGGTGGCAACCGTGACGGCCCGATGGGTTTATTTACAAAGTTTCAATAGATCCTTTGTAAATTTATCTATTTCTTCTACGGTTTCCAACGACTTGTGTTTTTCAACAATGTGCGTGATAGCCGCAACAAACTCACGTTCTTTTTCAACCAGAATATCAACCGCGACCGGACGGATCAATGTCATAATGTTGGTCAATTTTTCTTGTATGTCTGGGCACGGCATTTTGTCCATCGCATCTCTGGCGAAACGATCGCCGTTGTGGGCTTTCAGAAAGTCCGTAAAATTCGTAAATACTTCATTCAGATCTTTGTCCATTTTCATTTCCTTTTGGTTGTTCGTCTTCTAAAACCCATTTTACGAAACGGATCTTGAATTCCATTTCGGTTTCGCGTTTCAGAAGTTCGTCTTTTTCTTTGCGCTGGGCAATAAACAGTTCTGGAACTTCCATAAAGTTTGCGGCATCAAGCCACGCAGTTGTCCATTCCAGACGTTCCTGTATTTTGCCCAGTTCTTCTGTGTATTTATTCAGCGCGAGCGTCAGTGCTTTTTGTGTCTTCATTTTCACACTCCACCACTTCACACCAGTTCTTCCCATACACGTATTCATACACTTCTTCTGCCGGAAACTTCCACAATTTACCGACACGGACGCAACGGAAACCTAAACGGTTTTTGGCTGCATTGGCGCGGACCGTGGTCTGATCCACGCCTAAAATCTTTGCGACTTCTGGTGCTGACAAGAATTTCAATTTTTCCCCCTTTGGTTAGAATGGAATATCGTCGTTCACTGCCTCGGCCACGGTTTCTGATTCTGTCTTCGCATTGACGTTGCACGCGCCAACTTTTTCAGCACGGGTGATTCTAAACGAATTCCAGATAATCTTTTTCCCGTCCTTTTCGCTTTCGCGCGAAGAAATGAAGATCACGGCCTTGTAGATGCCTCCGACTTCCAGGTCACCAACAAGTTGTGACGTTGTGGCAACCAACTTTGTTTCGCTGATAGAACCATCTTCACGTTCCAATTCTTCCTGGACGGTGTATTCGTCCATTTCCCAAGAACGGCCCGAATTGCTGGTTCCGGTTTTGTGTTCTTTTTTCAATACTTTGATTTCTGTTTCTTGTGTTCTCATTTTGTTTCCCTTTGGTTTAGAAGTTTTTGGCGTAAAATTCTGCGATCTCTTTCAGTGCTCTGCGTGCGATCCCACGAGCGAAAAAGCAGTTGCGTTTTGTAATCTCAATCAACGCCTTTATCGCCATATCGCCGCGATCACGGAACAGACACATATCACGGAAGAGTTGATCGTTTTGTTTTTTCTGTTTTGATTTCAATGTATTTTTGCGAAACATAGTTTTTCCTTTTGGTTATATTCCCATCACGTTACGATACATTTGTGTCAATTCGTCGTCTATATTCAATTCAGTTGGGTCCATACCACGAAGTTTCACGATCTTTTTGATATATTTCGGATCGTAACCAGCCGCCTTTGCTTGGCGTAAAACTTCCTTTATGTCCGCCTGAATGTCTTTCTTATCAGCGGTCAGTTTTTCCACTCTTTGCACGTAAGATTCCAATTCAACGGCGTTCATTGATGCCAGGTTTTTTGTCATATTTCACTCCTTTGGTTCTATGACACGATTATTATAACACATTTTTTTTATTTTTCCGACAAATTATAAAAAATTTTTATTCGCCACTAAAAAACGCGGCTAATTCGGCGGTTCGGCGTTTCAACAACCCTGGCATAACTTTGCCATTTGCCTTGAACCAGTCGTATTCTTTGATAAATGTTGGCCAGTCCTTTGCTTTCAGTGCAGCACAACATTTGGACCGTGCAAACGCAGGCCAACCAATGTTGTAAATCAACGATATGATTGCCTTGAATTGTCCGTTTTTTTGCAGACCCAAACCCGCAAGATGCGGTCTTATTTCGTTGTCAATATACTGTTCCAGCATATTATACGCACCCTGCATCGTAATTGTGTCGCCTTGCTTGACTGGCCGACCATCAGGGTATTTTGTCGTGCCATAACCAATAGTCCATACGCCCGCTGGACATTTGTAGGCGTTGCGGCGAAAGCCCTCAAATTTGATAATAAAATCAGTTGTTGTTTCTATCATTTCAATACCTCCGCAAGTTCTGATGGCGTGCCTGTCAATACAACGATTGGCAGTTCCCGAATGTTCAAAGCACGAGCCAAGTTCATTATTGTTGCAGTGTCGGTTTCAACCTCTGCGTCAGGCACTTGTGATGCCAATGTTTTGCACTTGCTGCAACCCTCTTGTGATAAGATGATTTTTCTCATTCTAACCTCCAATTTTTTGATAGTTCATTTATGTCGTCAAAATCAACAAGTGTGATGATGTCAACGACACACTGCGGTTTGCCATCTCGTTCCCTGACTTGGCTGCGGACATAATAGTTTCCTTTGGCACGGCTTTGGTCCCAAGTAAAATCAAAATGTCCTTTAAGTTCGTTCATCAACCCGACCAACTGTTTGCGATTGACCATCAGGAAAGAATTATCGGGTTGTTGGAAAGCCACCCACTGTGCCTCGCCGTATAACCAGCCCTTATGGTTTTTTGATATAAATTCAACCCAAACATCTTTTGTGAAAGGTCCTGTCTGGCGTTCGCCTGCGTTGTGTTTGAGCCCTTTGATATCAACCGACATTGAGTGAATAACACCCTGTGGGTCTTTGGTCTTGACCCAATAGTCAATGTGGTCCAGGCAATCTTCTTCTTGTGATGTGCGTATTGTTGTATAACCCCTGGACGCACAAATTCTGGCAAAAAGGTCTTCGGCCCTTTCACCGTTTTCGTATGCAATACCCTTTGGGTCTAATTCGTGTAAAACAGACATTATCGCACCTCACAATAGTTGTGTGCCTCGCAAAACAAAAACTCACCACGAGCACAAAGCAGATTTTCATCGTTCAGCAGATACACGGCGACATAATACCGTCCGTCATATTCCTTGGCATAATCGCTGAAAACAACCGTGCAGCGTTTTCCGCATAGTTGCCGAATAAATGCAAGGTTGCTGACATTTTCCGTGACCAAAACTGTATTCTTTGGCAAACGGGCTTTTTTGCGAATATACAACACTGCTGCACGGTCCATACGGTCAAATATGAACGCACCTGACATCATTCCGTAATCATTCCTTTCTTTCATCATTTTTCTTCCCTCTTGTTTTTTTTGTTGTTTCTATCGTCAATGGAATTACGCGACACAGTGGTTCTTTTGTTTTTATAAACTCTTGTGCGTCATCAAGGAATACAAAGGTTCCCTTGACGATGCCGTTGGTTGTGACAACCTGATATATTGTGGTCATTGTTCGCCTCCCATAGCACAAAAGATTCCACATTCCACATAGCAAGATTTTGGTTTTCGGCCTGTGGCGTTCAATGGCAGTTCGTCAAGAAATATATGGCGTGGTTCGTGACCCTTGCCGAGGTCCACCAGACGACAACCTAACCTGCGTGATTGTTCCGCACGCTGCTTGAAAACATCAGGAAACAATCTGCGAACCAACTGCCAATACCATACGCTGCCAGATTTTACACACCCGATACAGTTTGCGTTTGGAAACCCATACTTGGTGTATATTTCTGGCAACTTGATGCCCGCCAATTCAATTTCATTGAAACAGCGATGCTTGTCCCAACCTTGGTCTATCAACGGACATTCCAACCGATAGCCCTTATTCTTTTCGGACTTATTGAAGTTTTCTTGACGGTTTGTTTCTTCCGCAGTATAACCCATCACGATTATATCTTTTTCACGGTCAAAATTGTTGTCTTTTTCCCACTGCATACGGGCCATCTGTTTCAGTTCCAGTGTGCAGGGTGCGAAGTGCGGCGTGCTGACCAGACCGTATTCCTCAAAGACCTTGGTTATATCGCAATCTTTGAAACAAGGGTTGATAGCAGATTCAATTTTGATGCCAAGCCACTGTTCGCAATCTTTCAAAAACCGCCTGTTGTCTTCGTGTTCGTTGATAACAGGGTTGTTCACGACACGGACATTCTCTCTGCCATACTTTGCGATGGCTAATTTTGCGGCACACGCTGACGCTGCACCACAAGAAAACCAGCACACAATCATTTATGCCTCCTCGTTTGTGTGATGATAATTGCCCTGCGGTGTCTTTTCCCAAGTGCGTTTGCGATTCTTTTCCATCTTTTCAGCAACCTTGATGGGGAAAATTGCACTGGAATAAATTTCCTTTCTTTCGTTTAATGCAGTTGCAACGATTGTGAAATACGACAAGGCAACAATAAGGTCAAAACGACACAAGCCACACGCCACGATGAACATATCGGCAAGTTCCTCATAAGACGGCGAACGGTCATATTCTTCCATTTCTTCGTCAAACTTTCGCAACTGGTCCTCCATTGTTGCATCAGGAAAGGTTTTTGCGTGCCATTCGGCGATTGTCATAACGGTTTCTTTCATTTTTTGTCCTTTTTGTTGATGATGTTGAAATAGCGTTCCAGTGCCGTAATCGCGTCTTGTGGGGTCATTACAGAAAACGAAAAAGACGAATACGGACCAAAGTTTCTCACGGTGATAAAGATTGGACCTATCATATTAGTCCCCCATTTTTCCAAGTTCAACCAATTCGTTGTGTATTCCTATGATCTGGCGGAAGTGCGCACCATCAGCACAGTTGATAATTATTATGTCGCCAGTATTCATAAGCGTCCAGACGTTCGTAAAATACGACGGGTCTTCAACTTGTTTGATCTCGTCGCCGGTTGTGTAATGCCATAGTGTAAAGCCGTTGGCGTAGGCGATAACAGACAGATTTCGGTTCATAAATGCCATTTTATACTCCTTTGGTTATAGTGGCAGGTCTTCAAGTTCGTCCAGTTCTTTCTCTTCTTTTGTCAGGCCGACAGGGTCAATACGGAACACACGGCACTTTCCACCGGCCGCCATTTCGTATTTCGTGTCAGAGATCACTACCATAGAGTTCTCTGGCAGTTCTGCCAACGCAGACACCGATCGCCAAAAAGCACGTGCTTGTAGGCACGGTTTGTGGTTCGCATCGCACCATTCGGTGTATTTCTGATACGAACCCCATTTGTCTTTGGCGAACTTTTGCGCCGTCAGTATCGCGCCCCATTTTTCTGGTTCGGATCTGACTGCTTTAACATAACCAAGAATCGCAAAGTTTTCTTTGGTTTCCCAGTTATAGTTATCAAGATTGGCTGACTTCACTTCCAGTTTATCTTCTTCCGTCAGTTGATAAACCCCGTGGTGTTCTTTGTAATACACCTTTGCCTCGGCCAGCATTTGTTGGAAAAACTCGTCCGGCAGGTCAAGTATGCGGCATTCTTGCTCTGCCAAGTGGCATTCAAATATGATCTGTCTGCGTTCATTGGTGGCATAAACCTGGTTCACGTCATTACTGGTCCGCAGTATTATAAACGAACGGTCGTGCTCTTCTGGTTGACCAAATTTGCGCGAAAACTTGTCAACTGGTGTGGACACCAAAGTTTTCATTTCGTCGGTGCTGATCTTCCCCGTCTGTTTGCTGTTTGATACCCAGGTGCATTCGTCGTCCACCACGATTGCGTTGTTTCCATCGTAGGCGTTCACAAAGAAGTCGTCGCGACGGCCAACAGCGAAGTTCAGAAAGCCGCAATATTTTCCGCCCAGCAAACGACGGCACAGCAACGATTTCCCGATCCCTTTGCTCTTGGCCACAATATCAAAGAAGTATGGACAGTAATCGTTCCGTGGTGAAAACTTCGCCACCAAACAAGTCATAAGCAATAGGAAAAAGTTTGGGTTTGTGTCGCAGTTGAAATACTTTTTCATAAAGGTTCCGATGCGTTCTTCGCCGTCCCACTGCGGAATCGCGTCATAGAACTCTTTGCGCGAATTGAACGTGGAATACGTCGCCACCGCTTTCCACATAAGTTTTAATTCTTGGGGCCGTATTGACCTGTAATTTGTTGTCTTTACCTGCTCGCCTGTTTCCTTGTCAGTTTTGTAGCCAGTAGTTTTGATCGCCAATCTATCGCAGAAGTGCAGATCAAATATCATTTCCGCACGTTCGGCCGATATAAGTGGTTTTTTGGAAAACACGGATCTGAATAGGCCGGTAATTACGTCGCGTTCAAACAGACGGTTCTGGCGGCAGATTTCCAGCACCTTTGCGCTCAATTCTGCCACAGTGCCCTCGCCGATTTTTTTGTTTTCTAACAGTGGTTGAAGAATATCAATCTGTTCGGCCATAGAGATTTCTTCTTCCTGGCCATCGTCAAAACCGTCGTCTGAATCTTGGACGGGGGGCTTTGAAGATTTTGAAAAATTGGAAAGGTCGCCCCCCGATAGGTATTCGTCGTCCTTGGACACCGGTTTTGGTGCCGGCGTAAAATAGGCCTGACGCCCATCTATGAACGACTTATTCATTATATCAAGATCTGTATTAAAATCAAGTCCGTGGGGCAGATAATATTTCTGCGCAGCGGTGAATTGATCCAGTATAGATATGTCGTTGCCGTCAAGAACGACATTAGTATAATCTTTTGGGTTGATCCCTGCCAGTTCTTGTCTTGAAAGCACGGCCATTGGGAAAAACAATTCTGCCTGTTGAAGTGCGTAGGTGTTATCTGTTATAAAAAGTTCTTTTGCCATAGCAATACCCTTTCCTTTATATTGCGTGTTTTAATTTACTATATCACCCTTTTTGGAAATTTCAAGCCCTGTTTTTTATAAATGCGTTTTATCAGTGATTCCGCGCGTTTGCACTCGGAAAAAGACCGAAGAAAACCAAAATGAAACTGATCTTCTGGTTTCCGATTCATTCCGATCGTTATATACCGATACCACCCTTTTCGTGATTCGGTCGGGTTTGGGTCGTTTTTCCACACCGGATCAAACAAATCGTGCAATCTTTGGCGTTCGGCACGCAACGCAGGCGCGGCGATACTGGCCATCGGGCGCCATTCGTTCCCGAATTTCTGGGCCAAACAATAGTTCAAACAGTGTGGGCACTGATAATACTTTCTGCCCCAATATTCCGGTCTTCTAGTATTAGTGGTCATTCCGCTGACCAGATGCGCGTCAACTTCGCGACGGCATTTACAACAATATATTTTCATAGGCCTTTCCTTTCTAGTGGCCGGTTTTTGGACACACCACCGGCCAAGGTGCCAACTAGGTTGTAGGTAAAACACAACCCGTCCGATCTTATTAAAAACGATACACGATTCCGTTTTGGTTAGCCCCCCAGCGCGATTCTTCACCCAGACGGTAAATGATCACGCCTGCGATCGCCACAGCGCCGACAACAAATAGCGTCGTGGCGACATTTTGATACGCGTCGTGTTTTCCACGATAGTAAGCGTTCTGGGCCACAGTATAAGGCCTATGGTTCACGGGCATTGCGCGCGGAACAGCGTTTGCGCTGGTGGCGCATACAGCAATCGTCAAAGCAACAAGAAGTTTTTTCATAGTTCGTCCTTTTGGTTAAAGTGTCATTCTGAAAGCGTCCGACGGAACGCGTTGTTCGTCCACAGTTATCACACAGCCAGTTATAAAACCAACATATTCGGGGCTAAATTGAGCATACGCACGATAACAATGGCGTTTTTCAACAGCACTGCCTATTACGAAAAACAAAGTCGGTATTATAATAAGAGCAGCCCAACCAACAATATCACTGCGATAACACCACCACCAATCTTTAATTTCGTGCATTATTGTTTTTTTTGATTCTGTTATTTTTTTCATTCCGTTTCCTTTTTGTTGTAGGTCCAGTTTTCTGCGAACGCCGCCGCAAATTCTGGATCGCAGTTTATATCGTGGATCATAAGGGCGATACGCGATTCCAGCAGCCCAAGTGATCCGTCCGACCAGGTGTAAAATTCGTCAAACGGTTCGGCTGAATCGCCATCGCAAATCAGATAATCAAACCGTTTAGATTCCCAGATAAACATATAGGCCAAGTGCTGAATGCTTTTCTGGTATTTACCCTGTTCGTATTTACCTGCGCCGACGCGTTTGAAGTCCACGATCGTTGTAGGTAAAATACAGTCCGCCACCCCGTAGATATAATTCCCGGACGGCAGTTCACGTCCGCCACGTTCCTGGAATACCCCGTCCGCGCAATTCGTAGCAATCACACGGGCGCAGGCAAGTTCATTTGGATCCAGTTCTTCCAGGCCAGCACAGGTGCGTAGCGTCGCAATGTTTTCCACATACGTTTCAAACAAGTGGCCACGGGCCTGTTCCGGCGTGTCGGGTGTTTTGATCCGGCGCAAAGCATTTAACATTTCTTCACGCGCGGCCTGTTCCTGTTCTTCCGTCCTGTCAAACAGTGGGTATCTGTAAAACAGCCACGTGTTATACAGCGACGGCGTTACTTTCCACGGCATTCTTCACCCCTTTGGTTAGTCGTTCATTGCGCCAGATATTCCCAGCACAGCCACCACAAGAAAGATTCCAATCGCGACGCCCATTATTTTCCCCCTGTGGTTTCGGTTTCAGATTTCACAAACCCAGCATTGCCACGATCATAAACAAACCCAGACGCCGTTGCCTTGTCAATCAATTCGTGTTTCAATTTCAGCGCAGCACCGTTGGTGATCCCGTCGGCCTTTCCGACTGCGATTGCCGCCTTGGTGAAGTCGTCCGCCGTTTTGCACGCGTCAATAATTTCACGGAATTCGGTCATTTTCTTCAATAGATCAGCATTCGCCTGTTCGTCCGCCACCAAAAAATCTGCGATCTGTTTTTCAATCACGTCTTTGAAAAACGTATTCGGTTCGGTGCGAACGTCGGGCAAGACATAGCGATTCGCGAAGTTGAACGTATTTCCGACGTAGATAGAATCGTCGCCACCAAATTCCAGAACGTAATCTGTTCCGGCCTTTGTTGTGTGTCCGATAAAGTCCAGCATTTTCATAAGTTCGTCTTTGGCCTTGCCTTGACACTGTGGACGTTTGATAATCTTGTCGTCAGATTTTTCTTCGCTTTCGTGCGCCAGGAATAACACCGATCGGCCAGTCATTTTAAGTTGGTTACACACGGACATTATTTCGCTTTTCACCGCACCCCATTTCGCAGGGTTCATAACGTTGGAAAACTTGTCACGTATAATCATATCAACAGCGGCACCAAACGTGTCAACAATAATTGTTTTATATTGTTTCAGTTCCGGCGCAGCGCAGACGGCCACAAAATCTTCCCATTTTTCACATTCCACGACGTCCAGGCCAGTGCGGTCCTTTCCGGCGATTCGGTGTGCGCCGTGATCCAGATCAATCAAGATCGGTTTGTCGGCCGACGCAGCCAGCGTAGATTTTCCAGATTTCGGGGATCCGAAGATTATACCCACCCAGGTCGGGTTTCTTTTGATAGTGCCACCATTTACGATTTTGAACATATTAAACTCCTTTGTCTGTGTTCGTTGTTATTATATCATAAAATTTTCATTTTTCCGACAGTGGTGAAAATTTTTTTATTCCGCCCACTTGTCCAGATCGCAGCAGGCGCTGTGCCAAGATTCATAGATCTTGGCGTTCACCGGCCTGCCCCACATTGCAGGACTGATAAAATTGTTTCGCGTATAGATAATTTCCCAGCCCCGTTTGTTTCTGTTGTATCGTATTTCCATTTTTCGCCCCTTTATTCGTCGTCCGGCGTGCGCAGATGTTTCAGCGCCATTATATCTTCCATTTGTTCCGTATAATCGCGCTGATTCTGTTCTTCGCATATAATATCGTTTATATCGTTAGCCAGACGCAAGATCATTTGAAACCCGTGTTCTTTTTCGTAACCCAGGTAACTTGCACTGTGATAGATCGCGTGTTTATAATACGTTAGCAAGTGTTCCAGTATTTCACACAAACAGTAACAATCACCCTTTGTGTAGTTTTCACGGGCCGGCGCCGGTGGAAAATCGCGCCGGTATTCGTCGTCGTCGTAGATCTGATCCAGTTGCCGTATAATACCGGTGCTGTCAATAAATACACACCCAGCCAGTTCGTGAATTATATTCGTCAATTCTTTATAAGAAAGATTGTGTTCCTGTAAAATATCGTAGATTCCCATTTTATTCACCTTTGTTTTCTGTGTTGATCTGTTCAATATATTCCCAGATTGTGTTCGCCGCGATTTCAAACAATTCTTCGCGATACTGATCCTGATCCAGGTGTTGAAGAATATAAAATTCAATCAAAACGTCGGACAGCCGTTCAAAATCGTCACCCAGGGCCATAAAAAATTCGGCCACATTATTCGGCACAAACGACACAAACCCGTCGTAACTTGTAAAATTTTCGTGTAGATACTGATCAAACAGACGCCGTCCGGTAACCTGCGCAAAGTTCACGATCTTCTGCCAGTCACATACCACGTCACATTCAATCTTGTCCGTTTCAAAATTGTAAAACCGTGGACTGTGCAGCGCGACGAATTTTATATCGGTGATCGCGTCTGCACCCACCATTGACGACAGTAACGCGTCCGGAACTTGTGCACATACAGCGTTGCAATACTTTTCAAAACCGCCGTCTATAAAATCAAATTCACAGCCGTCGTCGTCGTTTGCTGTAAAATTATACAGTGTGTCGGAATTATACAGTTCAGATTCATAAAAACCCGGAAAAACCGACGTGGACCAGTTTATATATTTCATATTATTCCCCTTTGTTTGCTTTGTTTTTTATAAAATCTGCGGCAGCGGATCCGGTTTTATACTGTCCGGCGCACACAGGACACAAAATAGAATACTGATCGCCAGCGTTTTCAATCACCGGCCAGCCACACGAATCACACCGCGGACACGCGAAGATTTCCATTTCTTCGGCACAATCGGCGCGTCCGGCCACGTATTCAGCCAGGCGATCCACCATTCGCATACAGCCGCGGCGACACGATGCCAGCGCGCGATCGTATTCTTCCCTTGCTTTGCTTTTCTTTGCACAGGATCCGGACAGTTCCAGGCGCCGCGAATAATCGTGCAGCCAGTCCACCACAGCCAAAACCGTGTCAAGATCCAGATTTTTTAATTGCTGTTTTGTGATTTTCATAATTTCCCCCTTTGTTTTTATCGCATAACACCGAATATACCGTCACGCGCGGCCAGATACAGCGCGGCGCGCACTTCGGACGCGTCCAGCCCGTATTCAATCAATTTCAGGGCCACCAGTGCCGCCTTGTGATCGTCAAACCCCTTTTTCCGCGCATAACGGATCTTTTCCCAGCGGCGCAGGTATTCGCGCCGCCAGATCGTTTTTTTTGTTTTGTTTTCCATTGTTTTCACCTTTGTTTTTCTGTTTGTTTTTATAATAACACGCCCGTCGGCCGATCCCAGACCGGATCTTCTTCATAACCGGAATTATAGATTTCTTCTATTTTCAGCAGGGCCGCCGTGAATAGTTCGGCCAGGTCCCCGGACAAGTTCGTCCGGATCGCGCCGCGCATACCGCCACCCAGGTAACCGCGCTGTGTTCCATAATATTCACCTGTGTCGGCGTCACGGTAACCCAGCGTCCACATTCGCGAATCGTCAAAAAACACTTTTTCACCGGTAACTTCGCGCAATAGATCCAAAACTTCGTCTATTTCAATAGAAGATTTCACGTTTTCAATTATAGATTTCACGTTTTCAATTTCTTTTTTCATAATATTCACCTTTGTTTTTTAATGTTAGTTTTTATTCCTGCAATAATAAATTTTCTTCTGCATTATCACACAGCGCGATCAGCCGTTTTGATAGTTTGGAAACGCGTCGGATCGTGTGTCCACTTGTCCAGGGTGTTAGATAATGTTCCCGGACTATAAAATAACGTCCGTTTTTCATAGTCCAGATCTGATTTCCTAGCCCGATCACCGAATCAGACAGAAACAGACAGTCCACGCAATTTTCAGCGATAAAATCTTCAATCGCGTTTATAGAATAATATTTATTCATATTTTTCACCTTTGTTTTTCAGTTATGATAAAATCACCGTGATTTTATCGCACAGGCCGTCACGATCACCACCGGCGGCCTTTGTGATAAAACCGGCGTTTTAATCATACAAACACCGGAAACGGCCGGACGCGTCCACGTAGTAACCGGATCCGCCGTCCGTTTCACATTCAGACACAGCCGCGACGCCGTCCGACAGTCCGACGCGGTAACCGTGACGCGATCCTAGGTTCCAGGCCAGGACGCCGGCCAGGATCGCACACAGTGCGAACTTTGCGCCGGTTCGGATCGCGTGACGGATCCTGCGCGCGTTTGTTTGCTGTTTGATCAGTTTTTCTGTGTAGTTCATAATATTCACCTTTGTTTTAATGTTTGTTTTTCTGTTCCCGGATCAGGCCAGGACGCCGCGCGGCGGTTCTTTTGAAAAATCGTATTCTTCAAAATCTTCCCAGCGGTAGTTTATAAAATCACGTCCGGCCCGACAGCGTTTGATTATTTTTTTCAGTTTTTCCTGCGCGGCGCGCATTGCAGATTGATAGTTATAACATTCCCAGGTTCTGTTATAATAGTGTGTCCGTGATTCCACCAGCGTTTCACCAAACCGATTTTTTATTTTGATCCGGTGTGCAAACCCAGTCCGGGAATCTGTCGTTTCACATTCATAGAATAGATCATTTACTTTGAATAACATTTTTTTCACCTTTGTTTTTTATAGTTCGTTTTTTAATGTTTGTTTTTTCCTGTTTGGATCCGGACGCCGGTTTTAATAAAGCCGGCTGTCCGTGATCTGTGATTCCACAGCGATAGATTCCTGATTCAGTGCGATTTTTATCTGATCGCAAATTTTCCGGATCTGTGAATCTGTGGAAAACAAGATTTCAATTCTGATAGATGGTTCTATCACAAATTCCCCGGAATCGTGTTTGTAGATCCCAACAGCGTCCGACAGCGTCGCCCCGTCCAGGCCGGACGACAATAGAATATTTTGCAATACGTCGCGCGCGGCAAGTGATCCGATCTTCTGTGATTTTGTATCTTTATCAAACAGGCCGACGAATAAAACGTGTTTTTTAATTTTCTTCATAATTTTCACCTTTGTTTTTTTCAGTTCTTTTTTTTCCGATCCGGTTCCGATTCGTTTTTTCAGATCGGTTCCGATTCGGTGTTTCTGTTGTGAAACGCGTGAATCGTGTGTTTCGGTGTTTCTGATCCCTTGTTTCAGTATTCAGTTTATCAGAAAAAAACGGGCGTGTCAAGAAAAAAGTGAAAAAAATTTTATAAATGTTTTTCCGGGGATCTGATCGGGGAAAATTTCCCCCATTTCCCCCATAGAATGGGGGGAATAAAATTCCCCCTTATATATAAATATCTTTATAATTTTTGCTATTATTATAGGGAGAATGGGGAAAATAGGGAAAAAAATCAGGAAAACAGCGGCGCGGCGCGATTTTTTTCTGGGATCCGAATCGGGGGAATAGGGGAAACGCGTTTTTTAATGTTTCACTGATCCGAATGGGGGGAATGGGGAAAATAGGGAAAATTTCCCAGAAACAGCCGGCCTGCGTCGGTTTGTTTTATCGGGGAAAAAATAGGGGGAATTTGCGATCTATTGTTTCCGGGCGTGACGCTTTTTTATTCTGTCAAGATCAGCGGCGCGGCGGCGGCTGTGTCTGATCCGGCGTGTGAATGTTGACGGGCGACGGCGTTTGTCAAGTGTTCACGCATTCGCGCACACACGCACGGGGGGGTAACCACCATTCGGTCGTTTGGTTTTCCACCGCTCATTACGCCCAAATTCCAAACCCCCGATAAGCCCGTAAAGGTGGTTGCACCCTCTTTGAACCCCTGCTGCAAATTTTTTCTTGACATTTGTATAGACATCTGTAAAAATAAACACTGTCCGAGGACACAGGGGTTCGTCTAAATGGTCAGGACACCTGGCACAGGGCCAGGAAATCGTGAGAATCAAAAACACGACCCCGCCATTTTTTTGAAAAGGAACGGAATGGACGGCGAAACATATTATTTGGCGGCAGTTTTTTTAACAGATAAGAACCCTGGCGTTCAATTTCGTGAGATGCTGAACCACGACGCGAATGTTGGCCAAGCGGTTCGGAAATATTTTCAAGAGGATCTGCGCGATCTTCCATTGATGGGTTGGAACACATTTTGTCTGAAAATGGAAGAAACGGGCAACAAGAACTGGCTGGCGAAGATCAAGGCCCTGGACAACGACGTTATGATGGCCCACTTGGAATCTCAACTTATGCAGGCCAGTCGTGATGGACGCACCCCGAACCGTGCATTGTTGGAGGCGACGGTAAAGGCGCTGCAAGGGGCAACTGCGCTGGCGAAGATTTCGGCCGATAACGATGCAGCGGTGGCAGATGGTATAGAAGTGCGGTTTATACCGTCGCTTGATGCGCCCATTGAACCCGAAGATGCTGAAAAAATGTTTCTTCGTCTTTCCGCGGCGTCCGCACCCCTGGAACCCAACCCCGTCCAAACTTCTTCACTGCAAAGCAACGCGAGCGTAGCGAGCCCAGAGGTGACCGAATGATCCAAATGGAAATAATTGCAGATTTTCGTCCAATTATTCTGAACATTCACCATTTCCGGTATCGTTATTTATCGTTCCTAACGGGGCGTATGGGGCTTGCGAAATCTACCAATATTTCCAAGGCATTACTGATTTGCGGTTTAATGAAACCTTTGCGTATTCTTTGTGCCCGACAGACAATGTCGTCCATCAAAGATTCGGTCCACGCCCAGTTGTGTGACATAATAAAGGAATACAACCTGCCTTATGCTATATATAATGATACTATACGTGCCCCGAATGGCACGACTTTCATTTTCAAGGGTCTTCAAGAAACGGGGATCCACAACATTCGTTCAATGACGAACATTGATATATGCTGGCTGGAAGAGGGCCAATCGGTCAGTAAGGCCAGTTGGGAAAGTTTGGTCCCGACGATCCGTGCCAAGGGGTCGTTCATTATTATCTCTGCGAACCCCGACGAAGATTCCGACATTGTCCAACAACTGTTCGGCCCCGATGCTGAACCCCGTGACGATACATACACCTGCTACAAAGATTTCCGCTACAACCCGTTTCTGCTACCAGCGCACATTTTACACGATATTGCCCTTATGAAGAAAAATCGCCCAGCCGATTACGACAGCATTTACCTGGGCCATTTGAAAAAAGCCACCGATTTCCCCGTTGTTCGTTCTTGGAACTCGGAAGTGAACGTTGGTGTGGGGCAGCAGAGCCACACGATATTCTGGTCGCTGGACTTCAACGTCAACCCACAGTGTTCCGTGATCGTTCACTGGGACGGAGGCCACAATTTCTACTTTTCGGACGAAATTGTCCTGGAAAACGCGTCCACCTATAAGGTCGCCGAAGAGTTCGTTCGTTTGTTCCGCGAAAAGTATAATGGTTGTAACCTGGTGATCAATGGCGATGCGTCTGGTCAGAGCCGTTCGTCCAACTCCGAATATTCCAATTATGCCATTATAGAGCAAGTTTTGACAGATGCGCATATTCGGTTCCAGTTTGACGTGCCAAAACGCAATACCAGTATCAGTAATCGGGTGAATAACTTTGATTGGCACGTTCGGGGGCTTGACGGGAAACCGCACATTCTGATTGATCCGTCCTGCAAGCACCTGATCCACGCCTGCAAAATGCTCGGTTACGACGACGAGGGGCGGATCATTGAAACGCCTGCCCGTGCCGGTATGAAAACCATAGATTATGCGAAATCACACATTTTTGATGCTGCATCGTATTGCGTTATGATCAACGATCCAGTCCTTGAAACCTATGTAAAAACACCAAAACCAAAATTAGTCACTATAAAAGAGTTATGGGAACAATCTCTACGTCAAACAGCCGGAGGAGGGGCTTTTGTATGAATGCAGAAGAACAGAAAAAATGGGAAATTCTAATCAGAAAATACCCCGAAAGGGCTGGTGTGGCGTATGAACTGTATTATCGCCACAAAACCAAAAACGCCAACCCAACAACCTACTTTATGTGGGCTGGAAAGTTGGAAAGACAAGAAGAACGGCGCTATCGCGATGGCTTGAAAAAGTATTGCTTGCGCCAAATAACAAAAATGGAGTATGAAGATGGCAAATAAGATTATTTGTTGTTCCTTTGAACCTGGGTCTATGGGAGGTTTTATCACCATTTGTAATGGTGTAAAACATTCACGGCCCGAACATTACAGCAAGACGGTTGCAGTCACCAAAGAGGCGTTCATTACTGCGGTCAAAGACCGTGTGCTATTCAACGGTATTTTGGGTGTTGACATTCGCCACGGCTGGCAAAATGCGTTGGCCGCTGCAATTCAGCCATTCTGCACAATGAAAGAAGAATTTGATGCGGACACCGCGGCCCAAGTTTCTTCTGAATTGGACGTTCAAATTCGTGGCGAAGATGCGGTCAATGCGGACATTGCTGCGGTTGAGCAAGAAAACGCTGCTTTGGAAGAGGCGGTTCGCCCAAGACGGCATCGCAGAAGAAGAACGGAAGAAACTGTTGTTGAAGAACCAGCGGAACCAGAAGTTTCGGCCGAACCTGAAACACCAGTGGAACCAGAACACGACACCACTGTTACAGAAGACGAATTAGCACCATCTGCTGATCCAGAACCTGTTGCAGAACCTGAAACAGAAAACTCTGTTGCCGAAACAGAAAACCCGGAAGAAATAACCGAAAACCCGGTTGAAGAAACAGAAAACCCTGTTGAAGAACCAGAAACCGAAGAGGCAAATGATGGACAAGACCCAGTTGAAGTCGCTGATAACGGCGGCGAGGACACCGGAAGTGAAGAAGATAGCGGAGTATCTTCTGAAAAATCAGGGTCCGAAAGTGCTCAATAGAGAACACGAACAGGTCTTCAAAGGTTTTATGATGGCATATTTTGCCATCATAGAACTCCAAGACCAAACAATAACCGAAGACGAGGAGTAAAAATATGGCAGATTTCACGGAAGAAGATTTGTCCAAGGCAATGGGCGACCCTGTTGAACCAGAGAGCGATCTTGTCAAGGATCTGAAAGAAGAAGAAAAGGTTGAAGAACCAAAAACCGAAGAGGTTACGGATCCGAAACCGGAAGAACCAACCGAACCTGCTGGCGACGACAAAAAAACGGACGAGCCAGCAGAACAAGAACCGGAACAAAACCCCACGGAACCGGAAGAAAAGGCCGACGAGCCTCAAGAGCCCGAAATGATCCTTGGAAAGTTCAAAACGCAAGAAGATTTGGTAAAAGCATACCAAAACCTTGAAAAACGGTTCAGCGAAAAATCGCAAGAAGTCAAACAGGTGGAAAAAGTCACCAGCAACGACTTTGACGACGCTGTCAAGCAGAAAATTGCGGAAGAAAACTGGAAATTGGTGGATCGCGCTTTTGCAACCATCGCAGATCCAGAACACGCAAAAGAGGCACAATTCTTGTTGTTACAGTTCAAAAGGACCGGTGACGAGGCATATCTTGACAAAGCCCGTGGCTATCTTGATGCGCGCGTTGATCGCCGCTTGGAAGTGGACACAATGAATACGGCGGCCCGAATCACACAGGTTGCGAACGAACACCGGCAAGAAATCTTGTTGAAACCGTTGGCCGACGAATTGGATCAAATGGCGGAAGAAGACCCAGAATTTATGGGCGACAAACAAAATCAGGACTTGATGGCGATGGCTATCAAACTGAACCCAACCACGGTTGACGTCCGCGCTGTGAAAAAGGCGATCCAAGATTACAGCAAAGCCCAATACCAAAAAGGGTATGATGCCGCGAAGAAAGAGGTCGCAAAACAGGCAGAAACCAAGGCCGTTTCGGTAAAATCGGTCGCAAAGGTGGAAACGCCTGCGCACAAAAAACCAGTTGAAGAAATGTCTATCAAAGAACAACTGGAAGAGGAATATAAAGATATTCCATCTATATTATAGTGTCAGGGGGCAACCCCTGACTTTAAGGAGGCGACTATGAAAACCATCGCAGGAATCTTGTTATTATGGTTACTTTTTTGTTTCTTATGCTTTTCTTTGACAGGGTGTTCCCGAAAAACGCCAGTGGACAACGCGTTTCAAGAAGTGCAGACGTCCATCGTGGCCATAAAGGAAAACCTGCCGCCAGAATGCCAAAAACCAGAAATTTTGGCAAAAATTGACGAAGTTGAATGGAAAAGACAGACAGCAGAACAGGTTTGCCAAGCAAAAATCAAGGACACCCAAAACAAATATGAACGCGTTTTGTGGATCCTTGGGTTCGTAATTTTGGCACTTTTTGCGAAAAATTTTATAAAAAAGTAAAAAAAATATAAAAAAAGTTGCGAGATTTGTTTATTATATAGTAAGGAAGAAAAAACCTGATTCGGCGTGGACAACCGAAAGGCCCATCGCGAACAGACAATTTTGGTTTCCGAAACCTGAATGTTTAACCTATAAGTATGGAGGACAATATGTCTGCAAATGCTCAACAGGTCGGTATAGCACCGTATCAGGCCGTTTCGGAAAAATGGTCAAAGGTGTTATTGAAGAACCTGTCCTTGGTCGGGGTATATAAACACATTGCCGTTGACCACTCTTCTGAACTGTCAGATAATTCTGACGCGATCCACTTGCGTATGGTCAGTGATTCGTCTGTTACTGTTGCGAATTACTACACCCGTAACGCAACCCCTGGGCAAGCCGGGTCACAAGGGACGATTTCTTACGGAACCGCCGCTGTCACTGATACAATTTTACAGTTGACAGAAACTCCGGCAACAGCAGTGAAATTTGAAGATTATGCTTTGAAAACTGCTGACGTCAACTTCCAGGCAAAAATCATTGAACGTGCTCGCTATTACTTGGCGAAGTTCGTTGACACATTCGTTATGAATACCATCATAGCGGCTGCTGGCACGACATTGACAGCGTTCAATGCTACAACTGCTGCATCGGGCGACGTTTATGACCTGTTGTTACAGGCCGCTGCCGTCTTGAAAAAAGCCGGTGCAATTCCTGTTTCCAACGTTTCTGATTTGGCTGGGGACAAAGGAATGGAAGAAGTTGGTTACGTTGTCGTGAACCCAGACGTGATGCGCTTTATCTTGAAAGAACCTGCGTTCGTGAAAGTTGATTTCACAGACAAGAATGGTGCTTGGAAGAATGGCGTGATCCGTGGAACGATTGCTGGTTTGGTTGTGTTGGAAAGTTCCAATATGCCGACCACGTCAAAGGTCTGCACAATCTTCGCAGGTATCAAATCTGCGGCACACTTTGCTGTCAAAAAGATCTCGGATCGTATGATGCCGTTGGAAGACACGTTCCAAATGGCGTGGTCCGTCTTGACTGCGTGTGGTTGTGTGGTTTCTCACCCAAGCGCAATCGTGAAATGCGCCGTTACGGTTCAGGCCTAACGATTAGCAAGCAAAGGGAGGGCAACTCTTCCCTTTGCCTTTAAGAAAGGCGAGTAATATGATTATATGTGACTATGAATTAGGTGAAGTCAAAAAAAGACAGTTGACACAGGAAGAAAAAAGCAACGTTTGTAGTTATGTCGTTGCTCGCTGGAATGCCTGGTCAAAGCCGTTACAGGGCGTTCAAGACAACACTCGCGTTATTCGCGATCGTGCTACGCCAAGCATTTGCAATATAAAACAGCCAGAAAAGAAGAAAGATTGGCATAGTGATATAAAATTGAACCGTATGTATGAATTCTACAACAAATTATACGGTATTTTATACGAAACGTTCTATGACAAGATTTCGTCTTATCTGAAACTTGGAAAAGATACCCACGACAAGGTTTATAATCTTGCGTTGGATCAAGAAAATAAAAAGACACTTTTGGTGTCAATCAAAGATATGTTGGACACTGGCGAAGTTGTGGCCAGTTCGGAATACAAGACCGTTTATAAGAAAGAAGTCGCTCATATCAGCGAAATTATGAACGTTGACCCGAATTCTATTGTTTCGGTTCGTGAAAATTCGTTTGTGTATCGCAAAGAAGTCAGCAAACGTCTGAACTTCATTCGTATTGATCCGTGCAATTTCGTGTATGATCCGTTGATCACACCTTGCACTGACGATTTCTATGAATGCGATAAGATTATCAAACAATGGAAAACTCGCCGTGAAATCTTGTCCAACAAGTCCTACGAGTTGGACAAGCAACAATTTGAAGAACAGTTCGCGCAGCAGACAACGCCGAACGAAGAATCGCAAGACGAAAACGACACGAATTCCGTGTATCGTTACAATCAGATTGAAGTTCTGACAATGTTTGGAACATTCTACATTGATGGGAAAGCGTATGAAAATTACGTCGCTGTCGTTGTCGGCCGTCAATTCTTGGTATATTTCGCACCGAAAGGGATCTATACGCCAGACGTGTATTACTTCCCGTTCCACGCTCGCGGAAACGGTGCTCGTGGTATATCACCGCTGTTCTACATTGCTGACCTCTGCCAAGCCGAAGAAGATGCGTATAACCGCACTTGCGATGCTATAAAGTTGCAGTTGAACCCGACACGGTATGCGCCGACAGGGTTCTTTGAAGAGAACAAGGTCAAACAGGAACCTGGAAAGATTATCACATATCGCCTTGGTATGCAGGATCCGAATGCTATTATTAAAGAGCAGATTGACGCGCAACCTGCGATTATGACTTTCCAAGAAACCACAAAGCAGTTGGAAAAGGAAATTGCCGGTATTGACAATGGCCAGTTGTCTGTGAAATCAGAGGCCTTGACCGAAGAAGAAGTCAAACGTATCGCTGTCAGCGAATCTCTGATCCCGAATATGATCATTTCTGGCATTATGCTGAATATCGTCAGCCGTTACTTGAAAGATTGCGTTCAAATGATGGACGGCGAAGAAATGGACGGCAACGTTGTAAAAACCGCTTGGGAATATGCGAACGAACAGTTGCAGATGCAGAATATCGTCGCTTTGATGGAAAAGGTCGGTCAGGCCGATCCAACAATGCCGAAGATCCAAGACACTGCGGCCCGTGCGTTACAGGCGATGGGTGTGAACCCAGACGATTACTTGAACGATGGTCGCACACAGCAGATCATTCAGAACTTTGCTGGGCTGTCTGACGAAGTGCTGCAACAGTTGGTCCAGGTTGGCCAGCAGATGCAAGTTCAAGAAAACAACTTGAATAAGGCGTCTAAACTGATGGCACAATTACAAGACGACGAATATCGCAAACAGTTGCGTGAAAACTGGGCGGAAACGGGGGTTCTTCCAGAATCTGTGATCGTTCCGAATGGCGATACCACAATGGAAGTTCCTGTGACCCGTGTCACGCCAGATTCACAGGTGAAAAACAAGGTGTCAACAACAGCAGATTAGGGGTGAAAAATGAAATCGTTTCAACAACTTATACAAGAAACTCTGGATCAGCGTCATATTGTTGATAATCGCCAAGTAGTAGCGGTTAAAGACGTCACTCCGTCTGTGTTGATTGCGTTCCACCAGGCCTGTTTGGACGTGCTGAATATGCACAACTGGGTCTGGAATCACAAAAAGATAATTTACACGACCGAGGCAAATCGCACTTCATACCCGATGCCGTATGGTATTGTGAAAGGTATGACGCTCATAGATCAGGACGGGAACAAGTGTTCTTTGGACTACGCGAACGAATTGACGGCCACAGAGGGTTGCCCAACGCAATGGACGCACGATTGGGAAGAAGAAGAATTAGCCATTGCGCCTGCTGAAAAAGACGACCAACATTTTATGCGTATTGACTATTACGACAAAAACATTGCTTGCATCGGTCCGCGTTCTGATAAGCAGTTTATCAAAGATTTTGACGATAGTGGCGACATTGCTGCAACAGACAACCAGTTCTTGAATGTTCCAGAGTTGGTGTATGACGTATATGCTCGTTGCATCGTGACCTTGGCCCGTGTGTATTTGAACGAGGGGTCGCAACCGTCAGTATTACAAGATCAGAAAAACGAATTCCAAGCAGCGAAAGATTCGTTGTTAGAGTTCGCGAAAACACCATTCTATGACGCACAGAGGTATGAAATATGATGTATAAATTGATAAATGGGGAATTAGTTGAACCGCCTGTTGTTTGGAAAGGCGTTGTCGGTTACAACAAAAATCTTGAACGTCTTATAGCGGACGGCTGGAAACCGAAAATAGTGGTGGGTAAAGGCACGTCTGTTGTGTATATAGATCACGCTGACCATATTGAAGAAAGACACAGCGAGCCACCGTTTGATTATCGTATTGCTCGTCAGAATGTGTATCCGACCCTTGGCGATATGATTGACGCGTTCTGCAAAGCATACGAGGGTGACGATACCGAGTTGCGTGCTTTGCTAGCCAAAAGACAGATTATAAAACAGACAATAAAGAAAACAGAAGATGCCGATTAAAGTAGAACCTTTTGAGAACCCTTTTCGTAACCTTGTCAAAGAGAACGGCGACAAGGTAAAGGTTGTTACGCATAACGGTAAAACTTATCAACAGGTGGTGCGTAAATGTCAAACAAAAATATAAACCTTTTGTGGAAAGAATTTAAGGGCATTCGTCGGTTGCACAGTATCAATTCCGACAAAGTGCTTGGTGCCGACATAGCGCACGGTATTCGTTTGTCAAAAGAAAAATCTGGTGAGGCAAGAAGTATTCGTTCGTCTGGTTGGTTCGCCCCTTTCACCACAGTTGCAGAAGACGTGATCCGTTTGTTTTCGGCCAATATGTCTGGGTATGGCCCATCTGATCAACTGCTTGCCTTTACAAAAACAGATACAGCGATCAACGTTTGGGTGATATACGATTCTACGTGTAATAGCGTCCAGACAAAGATTGCCACCTTTACGCAGCCAGCAACAGACGTAACTGACGTTTGTATGGTTCAGTGGGGCGACAGATTGGTGGTTGCAGTTGCTTTTGGCACAAATCACCTTGGGTTTATCTGTTATTCGGCCACGGCGTTGACTGGCTGGACACAAATGGGTTCTACTAATTTTTATTACAGGGAAGATCAAATACAAGAATCTACAACGCAATCTGATATTACAGCGATTAGTAGATTAAAACCGTATCGTTCGCGTTTGGCGATCAACGGAATTGCTACTTATACCGAGAACTCTGTTGAGGTTATTTATGGTGTTTGGTTCAGCGAGGCAGGCGATCCATTGACCTTTTCAAAAGATTACATATCGTCTGCGACGGACACCAGCGCATTTTTCTGCGAAACTGGCGAATATGTCAATCAGTTGGAAGAGTATCACGGGTTGACAGCGTTTTGTCGCAATCGTTCCTACAACATTACTGGAACGTCGCAGAATGATTACCAGCAGATGCCATTGACGGCGAAAGGCGTCTTTGGAAACGCAACCTTTACAATGAATGGAAAATGTGGTTATGTTGATTCGTGGTCCCATAATATCTTCACTTTGCGTGATAATATTGATGGAACGATTGGTTTTGACACACCTGTTGGCGACGACATTCAAGAATATTTGGCCGACGTTGACGAGGTTACGGTCAATAGTTTGGGTCGTCGGGTTCGTATCTTGAAAAAGGGCGGTCAATCTTTGGTTTATGACGTTGATATTGGCGAATGGACCGAAGAAATGTTTATGGAAGACGCTCGTGCTGTGACATTTTTGGACGCCGAATATTTGTGTTGTGGTATCAAGAATGTGTTTGTTATATCAGATTCTTGGTCAATGAATGCGATGCAGATCCCGAATGACAGCGGCTATTATTCGCATTATCGCACAAACTTGATTTGGCTTGATTCTCAATCTTCTGTGAAGAGCCACCTTTACCCGTTTGCGATTATATTGGAACCAAATACGTCAAACAAGTTTCATATAAAGTTCACGACAGATCGTGGTGATGCTTATGAGTATCAGATAACAAAATCTGGTTTTGAAAATGCTGCAACGTATTCAAATAATGACGATCCGTCAGAAAACAATTCATACTTTGTTACTGACGACGATACAATTACTGGCGACGTCTTCTTGTCGCAAAAATCAAATGAACTGCTTGTGACTGTGGATCGCCCACCGTTCTGGCGGTATTTACAGATTGATATTTATACCATTGATTCTGACGAACAGTTCAATATTTCTGGTATTGAGGCCAAGAACACGATGGTAACAGACGAAATGTTGGAGTATTAAAATGATAACGCAATTATATGTATTTTCACCAGGTTCTTATGTGGTTGCAGAAGAGTGGAATGCCAACTTTCGCGTGCTTAAAAACACCAATTTGTCGCACCAAGAGGCCATCACAGATGCTTTCCAAGTTGTTATGTTTAAGGGCGGTGATTATACCCCTATTTACAACAGGGTCAATAACACCACTAATTCGTCTGCGATAATTGGTAACAGTTTCGTTGTTACTGTGGACAATGAATACTACAAGGAATTAGGTTCTCACGAACAAGTCGTGGCTGACGTCGGGCATATCAACGGTGAGGCCAGAATAATCTTGAAAACCGCACAGAACGATAGTTTGCCGCCATTACGTATAAATTATGTTGGCGGTGACGCGAATATAGTTTGGCCAAACGGGATCGCACATTGGTTTTTGGCCGGAATGAAGTTTGTTTTCTTGCTTGAACGCAACAACAAATTGTATGTTAAAATGATAGCAACGGAGTAGAAAAATGATAATTATAGGACAAACTGTTGGAACTGGACTGTCTGATTTGGCAGTGAACGAAAGCACTTTTGTTTCACGGACAGGGTTTGATTTTGAGTTCTTTGAATTTGACGGAAACGATTGGGTCCGCACCACTGAAAGTCCGACCGAGGTTGTGGACTTGGCTGATTTCGGTATTACATATACCGGCACGCCTGTTTCTGGCGACGTTATTTCTGTTGCGCATCAAACTTCACAATATTGGGTATTTGAACCAGGAAAAGGTATCAACTGCATCAAACTGAACGAGAACTTCGCTGCGTTGCAAGGGCTCACAAACAACAACGAATCTGCTCTGAATACCATTTCTACGAACGCACTTCACAAGAACGGCGACAATTTGGATCAATCGGCCATTGATGCGTTCAAAAAAGACAATGTAACAGTCCTTTCTACGAGTGGCAGCGTTTCATTGAATGATGGTGGTGATTATTTCTTGACACCAACAGGGAACGTTACAATCTCGCTGCCGACTATTACGCCAGACCAGTTTTCACACACGATTTCCTTGGTTGTGGCAGGCAGTCAGTATTCGGTTGATTTGGGCACAACACATTCGTTGCTTGGCCCAGACATTGATACAGAACAAGATTATTCTGTCTTGTTTATATACAACTACATAGACGGGTATTGGTATTACTATATGGGGCAATAAAATGACAGTAAAATTGAAACGAGGTTTTTTCAAAGTCGCACCAATAAAGCCATACGTGCCTTTGACTACTACGTATTATGGCTACGAGGCCGACAATGTTTTTGAAATACGAAAGTTGGGCGGAACCACCGTATCGTCTTATTATGCGTCTTCACACGGTATGGGTAAAGTGCTTTCGTTATTTAACAAAGAATTCTTCTTGTTCCATAACGGGGCATCGCAGATTATGGTTATTGCGCCAGACGATACCGTATCGGCCCTTATGACTATTACTGGTGTCACTGACGCATCTGTTGTCACAATGGAAAATAATTTTATGGTGATCACCAAAAACGGCACAGATATAACAGTGAGTTCTTATGTAATTGCTGGCGCCCCAGAAGATTTTTGGGCAGAATTAGTTGACACCAAGACGATCGCCGCGACAGGATCGGTTGGGCCGCTGTTTGCGTGCAGAGCAAGCGACACAGATTCTTATGTATGCACAAGATCTAGTGGCGGTTCTCTTTCTACACTTCGTGTTGTGAGCACCCCAACCTTTTCCCCATCAGCGGCGTTGAATTGGGTGTCTGGTGGCATAGCAGATATGCAGATACCAGTGGCAGGCAATTTGCTAACATACGCGCCAGGCAGTCGTTATTATTGGTCCAAAGAATACAATTATTATGTTGTGAAAAGTGGGGACACGTTCTCTCTTTATCACAAGAGCGGCACTCTGATATGGTCGGGGACATTTGCCACGCCAGGTGTGAATTTCTATATTGATCAATCTACTGGAAATGGTTATGTTATGACAGGGGAGGTCCAAGACGTGCAGAACCAGCATTTCCTTACGAAACTGTATTCGTTACAAAGCGGCACACTTTCTTTAATAACAACGAGCGGCTATGGAAACTTGACTGCACACCAGTTCTGCGGAAACAATTATATCGTTCCGTTGATAGACAACACATTTACACCTATGAGCCAATACCAGCAAACAGGAAACAAGGCGACGCCGAGCACAACGAGTATAACTATGACGTCCGCCACAAACGTTGGGTTTAGTGCCTTTGCATCAGCCATAAGGTTTGCGTAATGATCATACAGCCATATTCGTTTTTGTCAGACGAAGATAAAGCGTTAGCAAAACACCTCTGGGAAGAGAATATGGCCGAACCTTGGTCTGTGTATGATAAAGCCGATATGTTTGTGGTTTTGCACGAAGACAAGATTGTCGGGGGCTTTGCGGTGTATCGTGACGATTCCGAGGGTGTCAAAGGTTTGTTCTGTTCTGGGTGGACCGCAAGACACTCAAACGTGCCGTCGCACCGTATTTTACAACGATTGGCAGACACGGTCGGTGACGTGCATTTCAAGACCAGAAAACTGGCAGCGAAAATTTTATTAGAAAAAATTGCCGAAAGGGTCAAAAACACAGAGAGATTTGTTTATTATGTAATAAGAGGTAGTCAAAATGGGTGAACCAAAAAAAGTAGAACCTGCAAAAGTCAGTGAAAGTTACAACTGGGGCGATTTCGGCTCTGCTGACAAGAATGGCGTGAATTTGGGTGCTATTTCAAGACAAAATCTGAATACTGCCCAGACAGGAATGTCGCAATATCTGAACGAGTTGATCAACCCGTCTTATAACAGTGAATCGTTTAGGGCAAGACAGGCGTTACTAGATCAGAGCAATCAGCAATACGCGAATCAGTTGGGGGCCAACGCAATAAACCGTGGTGCCCGTGGTTCTGCTACGCAGAGTATTTTGAATAGTATTATGGCAAACCGGAATAATGATATGCGGAATGCTATGACGCAAGAAGATTCTCGTGTCCGCAATATCTTGTCTGCGTTGTCTGGCACCGAAACCAATTATTTCAACCAAGCAAATACGATGGCGAACAACATATTGGATCGCGTCAAGACCAACGCCGGGTTCCAAAACTCTGCAAACGCTACGAATGTTGCAAATTACAACAAATGGCGCAACAACCTTATCAATACAGGCGTCAAACTTGGAACCACAATGCTTGGTGGCGGTCTTGGTTATTTAATGACTGACGATCTTCCGACGAACACCTATGACGGTGGTGTGACTGACGACGGAATGTATGGTGCGTTCGTAGATTACTAAACGAGGTGAATATGGCAGAAAATACCGAATTGATGGAATTGTTTGGAAATGTGGCGCAGGCGATAGCGCAGCGTCCTGTAAAAAGGTCGTCTGTTGCTGACACGCTGTCTGTGACTACGCCTTATGCGCAGGCCGATATGATTGCTAACCGTAATAGAATCGGTATTCCGACAAAGAGATTGGAAGATGCTTTGAAGAGCCGTGAAACCTTTGGGTATTCGTTGGCAAAAGCATTATCTGGCATTACTTCGGACGACACACCTGGTGGCTGGTTGGCTGGCGCTGCAAGCGGTTTTGGAAATGGTTACAGCGCAATGAAAGATTTGCAACTTGATCGTGCAAAACAGATCTATGATGCACAACAGCAAGATCTTGACACGATGCTTAAATACGACAAAGAAATGGGCTCTCAAACCTCACAGCATCAAGACGAAACCTATGGTTATGACGAAATGGCTTGGGGTGGGGCCGGTAACGGAAACCAACAGCAACAGCAGGCCGTTCCGCTTACAAAGAAAGTTGATTGGGACTACTGGATCAACAACTGGGACGAAGACCGTGTTGGCGAGGCAGCGTATCGTAAAAACACCGAAAGCGGTCGTGCTTTCCAAAATTGGCAAGTTAGACGTGGCGCTGGATCTGCCAAAGAGGGTATGGCCAGACAAGATTTTGAGATTTTCAAAGACAAGAACTATTTGCCGATGGCTCGTGCGGTCCTTAAAGGCACTGGCCCGATCACTGATTACGAAGATAGCAAATACACAAAGTGGTTGTCGGAAGTTCGTGATCCTGTCCAACTGAAAGATTTGACGGTTCGTATCATTGACGACGTGGCTCGCAAGAATGGCTGGACTGACGATCTGCGTTTTAGAGCGTATAATGCGATGGGTGTTTTGAGCGATGCGAAAGATCTGACGGCAGAGCAGATCAAACAGAACCCGTTGCGTGTTCGCGGTGGAACGCCGGCACCTGCTATGAATTACCAACAGGCGCAACAACCTGCTGGTGGCCCACAAATATTTATGGACGCATCTGGAAGACAGTTCACAATTAAAAACAGAGGGTAAGAAATGGCGGTTATACAACTCACCAACCCCGAAACAGGTGAAACGATTTTTGTTGAAGATAGTTTGATCCCCGGTTCTAACGAATGGGGTGATCAGAAATCTATTGAGATTGATTGGAACGATGCAAAAAGAGCAGAAGTCGTGCCAGTTGGTGAAGACGGCCTAAAAACGGACGTGGTTGCAAACGCACAGAATCAGCAGCCAGCCCAACCTGCCCGTGGTTTTACACCAGAAACACAGCAGGCCTTTAATGAGGCGAATCAAGATCTTAAAGATACTGCGATGGTTCTTGGTGTCCGTGGAAACAATACTGGTGGTGCGTTGCGTAATTTTGCTATGGGTGCGATTCCTGGCACCGCAGAGGCAGAGGCGGCATTACGTGCCAGCGCGCAAAAAATTAAAGACATTGATCCAACACGTAGCAAACCTGCGTCTGGCGAATCTTGGTCTGACGCTTATAATAAATACTTGACGAACGCCCGTGAATCTCGTGAGGGCTACGCTCAAAGCAACCCGAACAGAGCATTGGCTTTACAGTTGATGGGCGGTGTTGCTGGCGCAGCGATTCCGTTCGGTGCAGCATCAAAGATAGGCGCAATCAATAAACTTGGTATGGTTGGCCGTGGTGCTGTCGGGGGCGGTGTCAGTGGCGCTGCGTTTGGTTTCGGAAACAGCCAAGGCGGACTTGAAAATCGTTTAGATGCTGCTTTGAGAGGTGCAGGAATTGGCGCTGGCGTTGGTGGCGTGATTGCCCCGATCGCCGGTTTGACTGTTGGCGGAATTAAAAACACCGGATCTCGTATTGCACGTGGTTACGGCAAGGAATTACCGGCAAACGAAGTAGAACAGTTTATGTTGAACCGCACATTGTCACCAACGGTTGAAAGCCGCCGTTTGTCTGACGTGCTATCTTATGGTTCTGCTCGTGGTGCAAAAGAGTTTGAAAAGGCCGCATACGAATTGAATAATTTGCGTGAGGCAATGAATACCAGAAACGTTCCTGGATCTTATACTGGCAAAACAACTGGCGGCACCACGGCGCGTGCGTTCCAAGACGCAACACAGGTTCCGTCGTTGACTGCGGCAAAGAAGAAGTTTGGTGAATTCGTTGAAAACGTGCCGACACTTGAAAACCCTGTAAGCCCAGTTCAGTCCGTTTTGAAAGGGAACCCGACAGCGTTGAAGATCCTGGAAGATAACGCAGACGAATTTATAATCAAAGGTGACGTGCCAAAGGTTATGGATCCTGGCTCGTTTGGTTATTGGCAGAAAGCCGAACAGATCTTGAATAAGAAGATGCCAAAGAAATACCAGCCGAATCGTTTGACTGGGGCCAAGAGAGAAACTTATGATGCGATTCAAGAGATTTCAAAGACCCGTGACAATTTGTTCCCTGGCACGCAGCGTTTGAATACAGAATATTCCAGCGCGGTTGCTGATCAGATGGTCGCTGACAAACAGATCGGGGAAAGATTGTCAATGATGGCCACGCGCCAAAAACCGCAACCAGCATCAAGTTCTTGGGCGCAAATAGCCGACTTCTTGTTTGGTGGTGCGCGTCGTCGTGGTATGGCCCGTGAGTTGGTGAAAGAGGGCGCTTTGAGAGATATTACGACACCTGCATTACAAAAAGGTGTTGGCAGCACAACAGATTCTATAACCAGAATGTTATTGAATATACAATAGGAGTATAAAATGAATGGCGATTTGAGTTTCTGGCAGAAGTTGATGGCGGACCTTGGTAAGCCAAACGACAATGGCGGAACAAATTACACAGATCCAGAAATGCGTTATTATATGCGTGAGTTTCTGAATGATCAGGGCGATTTTGTTCCAACACCGGTTTTGCGTGACGCTTGGCGTGGTGCTCGTATTAGAGCGGCGCAACCTATGTCCGGCGGAACAAATTACCAAGATAGAGATCTTTTCAAAGATATGATCCGCGAGGCAATGAGGACCAGAATGGCAGGCCGTAATGCTGCCCCAGGCGAAAAAAGCCCAACAGGTATGCCGTATGACGAAATGTGGGACGCGCCTTTGAGCCCAACAGACGCTATAATGAAGAAAGCGTTGGAAGACAAAAGGGCACAAGAATACCGTGATGCACACCCAGAACCGACTGGGCCGTTCCCGACCAGAACAATAGGTCGTGGCGACAACTGGGTTGAGTTCAAGGTTTTGCCATACCCTGCAATGTTTGAAGACCAAATGAAATAAAAAAAGAGGGCCAAATGTCCGAAAACAAGTTCATAAAACATTTACGCGGAAAGGGGACAGCGAAGTCGGTTCTGGAAGTGAAAAACCAGAACACGCCGACTTCGTTTGCCAATATGCCAGAGGGCAACACTTCTAATGCCAATGACGTATATTCAGATCACCGCGGCGATGCTGTGGGCGTTCTTAAAGGCACCGAGAATTGGAAACTTGACGGACAAGACCTTGTTGAAACGGCTGTTGTGTATGGCGACGGGCGCGATTTTAACAACGATGCCTACATTGCGAGCGGAAACACTCTGTGGGTTGACGCTACATACACTTTCGCGACCACAAGGCATTTTACACCAAACTCCAAGTTTGTTTTGAAATTGTGCGGACACGGCCTGGAAACAACTGGGGCAGAAACCATTGATTTCACTTTGCTTGTAAAGTTTGGAAACACTTTAATTTCCAAGACATTTACGGTGAAAGAATGTTCGTTGGAGTTTTGCGAAGAATTTGATATTGATTTTGGCGAAAGCAACTCAACTGCGATCAAAGCAGCGACCGGATCTACAATGCAGGTTCAGTTACTTTGCGGCGATGCAAACGCTGTGGCCACAATATATAACGGAATGTCAATATTTACAATCTTGCAGCGCCGTGTTGACAGTGAGGCGGTTTCTTCGGACACTCGCACCTTTGACGAACTGGAAGAAGATTTTGAAGATTTTTATGAAGAATACGAACAGTTTGTAATTGATATGCGAGATGCACTTGGTGGCAAAGTGTCCAAAACTGGCGACACAATGTCTGGCGCGCTAGATATAGCAAACATAGCGTCTTCAAACACGCCGTTATTGACCCTAACACATTCTTCTTCCGTAACTTATAAATGGAATATAGCCCCACGGTATAACAGCACAACATTGTCAATATACCCAGGAAACACAGAAACAAACGGTTTTAGATTCGCAACAACGGGTTTTGTGCCTGCGTCTAATAATGCACGTTATCTTGGTTCTGCGTCTTTGAAATGGAAAGGTATTTATGTTGGCGTTATAAATAATGGTGCTGATTTGACTGTGCCAAACAAAACAGGAATATTGGCTACACTTGACGACGTTGATCAAGCAGCAAACTCTGGGCGTATGATTACAGATCAAGGTGTGTGGTATGCAAGAATGGACCCACGCGGCGAGATCCCGTCTTATGCCGAGGTTGAGGGTCGTAATTATGCAGATTTTACCCGAACAGATCAAGGCGACAAACCGATTATTGTAATTTACACATACACAAGCGGCGACTGGGTGCAGACGGAAACTATATCGCCTCCGGAGAATTATGATGGTTACGTTCCGATCACAAGTAAAATTTGGGACATACCAGAACAAACAGGCCAACAGGGGGGTCGGGTGTTATGGAACCACCAAAGCAAACG